CTATAATTTGAAGAAAAAGGAAACCGCATGAACGGAGGGCGAAAGCCCTCCACCACTTCAAAGGGAGGAAGAAACAATGTATAACAATGAAACCACGGAAACCCTGTTCCAAATGCTTATGCAAGCACAAACAGACTATTACAACAGCCGCACGCAAGACAACGAAAACAAGCTGCAAGCAATCACGGCGGAACTGAAAAAGCGCGGAGAAAAGCCGCTTGGATGGTAAGGGAGGAATAAACAATGAAAACGAAAAGACTACCCGTCAAATATCGCCCGCTTTTGGAAGGATACCCGAACGCAGGCCCCCGCCCGAATGTCACGGGAATGAAAAAGCGGTACTATGGCGAAGATAGTATATGCGTTATGTGCGGAGAATATCTTTACTGCCTCGGGAAAAACTTCACGGACACAAACGCCGCTTTCATCTATAACAAACTTGCACACTAGGAGAGCGCAAGCCCTCCACCACCCACGCAGAGCGACGCGCCTCCGGGCGCGGTAATGCGGGCGGGAATTATCCCGGCGGTCGCAACCCCGCAAAAACAAAAAGGAGGAAAAAGAAAATGTTTATGGAAATCAGCGAATACCTTGGATTTATAACGATGGACAAAGATTTATCACGCTATCTGTATAAGAAATATCTCGAACATGATATTTTGTGGTCGTTGCCGATATGCTGGAAACATGACAGCCCGGAATATTGGGGAAACATCCTTTGCAAAACAAAAGACGATTGCGACAAATGGCTTGAAAAAGCCATAGCATACGACAAAGCTAAAAAAGCAGAAAAAGCACACTAAGCCGAAACGCCCGCGAGGGCGTCCGGGCAGGGACGGCAACCCGCCCGCCGATGATGGCAAGCCGAAACAAAAGGAGGTTTTACAATGGGAGAGTATGCAAAATTTAACGGGGAAGAAATCAAGATCGGAACGTGTAACATGATGTATTATTTGCGCTACGATCAAAAAAACCTTGTGGAGCCAATTCCGGGCAATATCGACCCGGTAAAAGACATACGGTCTATATGGTTTCGCGCCCCAAGAGCAGACGAAGAAAACATTATGCCGGGTGAATTTGAATATTATGGCTTTTGCGGTTCTAAGCCAATCCGAATTTACATCAAAGAACATTACAAAAACTTTGCCGAAGAAACTAAAGAACTTTGCTTGAAAAATCCGGGACTTGTGCAATTATCACATAAAGAAACGGGCATCCTGATAAATGCAAACTGCTACCACGGGCACAAGGGAGAAAACGCCGAAAACGTGCATTATAACGGATTCAACCCTAATACTTTGGGAATTGTTGGAATCGGTTTCCGCGACGGAGAAGCAAACGCCCTGATCGGTTGCGTAGCTTGCAGGGAAATATTTGCAAGGTTTACCCTCAACGACCTCGAAAAAGTTGCCCCATTTGGCGACGATGTAATAAACTTCGATTATGTTATTCATCAGATGTTGCAGATGGAAAGGGAAATAGCATAAGAAGCACGCCTAACCCGCACGGGGGCGGGGCAAAACCCGCCCTAAAAATACCCCTTGACAGTATCATGATTGCATGATATAATGCAACCACAAAGCCCACAACAAAAGGAGGAAAAAGAAAATGGCAAAAATCAAAGCTATCCTTGTATGGAACGGCGACACCAACATGAAAGGCGGAAGCTACAAAGTACGTTTCGAAGATGACGGCACAATCCCGGCGGAATGGGTAACGGTCGGCAGCGGAGCGATTCAAGAGAAGGCGGTCATGCTTGAACTGCCCGAAGGATGGAAGAAGATCGAAACCTCCGCGACGCTTAACGAATACGCGCTTATTCCGCCGGACGGGAAATGCGGCGGCGCCTGCAATATGTATAGCGTTTTTGGTAACGATTGCGAAGTAAAAGACGGATATATCAAAGCGAACTACACCAACGACAACGACCGCCCCGCATGGGCGAAGATCAAGATTGTGGAGGCATAGCATGGACAAACCTAAGCGCAACTATTCGCGGGCGGAACTCGCCGCCCGCAACCGCTACAACGCGAAAACATACGAAGCCCTAACCATACGAGGCAAAAAGGGCTGGAAAAACATCGTCAAGGCCGAAGCCGAGAGACAGCACGAAAGCCTGAACGGATATATCATGACAGCCATTTTTGAGAGAATAAATAGTGGCAGCTAAGGGAGGAAAAGAAAATGAAGGCTTACAAAATTATGATGCAAAATGGAACCAAAAAGGAAATGACGTATGACGAAGTATGCGCCGCTTTGGAAATCAACCCAAACGTGCAATTTGTGAAAATCACGACACGCGGCACGATCGGCGCGTATGTCGGCAAGCCGGAGGAGTTCAGGCACCTGCGCCGCATGATTGAAAAGGCTGGCTTTGTAGCATCAAAAGCCTTGAAAGCATAACCCACAACAAACAAGGCCGAGGCAATCGCCCCGGCCTTTTCTCATGCTTAAAATACTCTTATCACTTGCACCTGCGCCGCAGCCTGCAACGCAAACGAACGAATCTCATTTAATACGAAATAATACGTTGATTCGCTGATATGCGTCGATCTCCGCCCCCTGTTCGGAGAATAACGCCGCCTGAAAACTTCCCGCCGTATAGCATCGCCCTCGCACCAATTTGCCACGGCGCTGCAAACCGTCAACCATTGTGCGGGATTTTTCAAACCACGCAGGCAGGACTGATACTGTTTGCACCCCGAAGCGCACCGGGCTTTTTGTCGCCCCCGTGGACACTCGTACCATTCGACATACGGCACGCCCTCCGCCAGCCGTATCGCCGTCTGTGCCGTTCTATCCGAAATGCGCGCATGGCCCGAAGGCGCGCCTCCCGTATGCCCGCCGCCCGTTACGGCCTCCATGAGCGCGTCACGGATTTCGTTTTCGTGCCATAACACAAACTCTATTTTTTTAATGTTATCGTCTCTCGCCGCACGTACCAAAATCTGACCTCCATAGACGGCCTTCTCGCCGTCTTTTTTGTCGTTCACGATAAAATCATCGCGCCGAAGATAAAACCCGCTAAAAACGCCCTCTCTGCGCGTCTGACAGGATTTTGAGATTTTTGCCCGTTATAACTTCTCCGAAATGCTTGCAATTCGGATTTTCCCATACGTTTTCACATTCGTATCTGCCGATCGGGCAAGCGTGCTTTACATCGTCCGTCCACTTCTCAAAAACTACATGACAAATTTTATGCGTTATCGCGCATCGTGCCATCATCTTCCCTCCTTAAGAATTATCACAGCAGCCTCCCCGCCTCTACCTCCCGCAGTTTCTTTTCCCACTCGCCGCGATCATTCGCCGCCGCATCCGTCTCAAATGCCATCATCAGGCGCATGGACGCATTGATTATATGCGTTTCCTCCCTGTTGCCCATTAGCCACATATTGATATGGCGCATAGCGCGCGCCAAATGTTCTTTTGCGGGAATCTCGCGCCATGTCTCGCCCGGATATTTCCGCTGGCCCGCCGTCAACCCCGCCGCCACCGCATCAAGCCAAGCCGCCGAAATATAGCGGTATTCGTTCGTTTCCGTCTCTTGTGGGTACTCATTCGCCATCGTTCGCCCTCCTGTTCCACGCTTCTATGGCTTCTTCTCTTGAATGATACCAGCCGCTTTCAGCGCCGCAGCCGCCTGCTCCATAGTCACACAAAACCGCGTGATGATCACGCCAGCCGTTTTTCCCAAGCCTGACGATCGAAGTCGGCGCGTGTCCGTCGCCGCAAAACGGGCAAGGTTTCAAGTCCTTATTCGCCATCATTCGCCGCCCCCTTTAGCACCGCCAGCAACCTTTCGCCAGCCGCCCGCGCTAACTCGTCCCCGTATTCGCCGTATTCATCCGCGAATTCCAACTCCCTTATCACTTGCGCCCGCTGACCCGCAGACATATCCCGCACCTTGCCCCCGATGTAATTGCAGACTAATTCCGGCGCGTAAGTATGCCGAGGCAGGGCATAGCGCAAAGCAAACACCATGACCGTGAGTTCGTCCCGATTAATGCCGTCGTCGTTCATTGTCCCGCCTCCTGTTCTTCAGCCAGCGTCATATATCTATCAATAACCGAGTCAGCAGAAACGTCGTTTTCCCAAACTGCGGCAAGCGTTTCAGCGGTAAGTCTCAAAGCCCTTTCCAAAATGCGGTTTTGTCGTTCCAAAGCTTCGTTTTCGCTTTCCAACATATCTTCGCGAGTTATAATAAGGTCTATCATTGTCACGCCTCCTCTGCGTAGTCATAACCCGGAAGCGGGCAGCGCGGATTCATTTCGTTCCGCCGCACCAAGCCGCGCACATACTCAAAACCGCATTTACCGTACATATCGCGCATTTTCGGCGGCTTGTAATATCTGCACTCGCCGCACGTTTTCGGCTTTTCGACGCGAACCAATTCCTTCACTTCGCCGCCTCCCCATCGAACAAGCTGCACCCGAAGCCAAATTCACGATACACGCGGAACCAATCCGCCGCCTCCATCGTGACAAGCCAGCCGCACCCGTTTTTCCGATGAAACACCGCGGGCAAGTCTCCCCGCCCTGCCGCCTCCGCATCACGTCGCGCTTGCGCCATCGCGTCATAGATGTTCAGCTTTTCCACCCTTTTGCACTCAATCGAAATTCCCGGCAATCCTACAACATCAGCCGCTTCGCCACTTTTCCCACAATACTGCGCCGTGCGCCGCGCTTCATACCCGTGCGCCTTGATAAGCCGCACAAGTTCCAACTCGCCGCGCTTGCCCTTCTGCCTACTGTTTGGCATTTTTAATCCCCCAATATCGCCACGGTTTCATGGCATTTTCGCGAAACATCTTCAAAGGCCAATCCCCCGGAAGATTAGATAAACCGCACCTTTCACCATATCCAGCGCCGGGAACAGCAAAAACACAAGAATCACAAGAAATCCGTTTATCGTCGTCAACGCAATATTGCTTTATAAGCGTCGCCGCAGCGACAACTTCATCTTTCGATATAATGTCACTCGGTTTCATGCTTCATTCCCCGCGTTCTCAAAAATTCCTCAAGCCCCCAATTTAACGGTTCTCCGTTGTCCTGTATTTCACAATGAAAACCTTCGCAATTAAACGGGCAATCGCATTTGTAATGTACACAATTTGCCTTTATCACAAAATCTGCGTGTGACTGGCACCACCTTTCCACCGTCAGCGCAGCCTGCACCACATCTTCCCTCGTCATAGTCTTTTCGCCTCCGCAATCTGCGCGATTTTCCCCGCCAGCAGCGCCTCCCGCACTTTCGGCAGCGCCGTCAGCACCGCCTCATTCTCCGCATCATCGCGCCGCCGCTTGCAAATCTCGTTATACATCTTCACAAACTGACCGCGATAAACGCCGACTTCGCTTTCAAGCATCATGCAAAGCTCGTATTTCCCCATGCACTCCGCTGCGCGCTTCACTTCGGGGCATGAGTACGTCCATTCTTCGTACAAGTGGCACTTGTCCACCAGCCGCATCACTTCTTCCCACGCCTCCGCCGCCGTAGGAAGCGCCGTACCGTTGGCGTACTCCGAGACAGAACGCGCCGCCTCAAAAATCTCCGCGATCGTCGGGAAAAACTTCGCCGTCTGCATCAGCTTTGCCATAGCCGCGCTGACGGCCTCGACAGGCAAAGAAGAAAGGGCGCGGGCATAGATAGGCCACGCCTCGGCCTGCATCTTTGAACTGTTCGGGAACACCGAAGCGTAGGGCTTAATAACCCGCAAAATCGCTTCTTCCTTCGTCATTTTCTTCCTCCTCCCTGCGCCTGAAAAACTCAATGGCGCTATCAATATCGTCCTGTGTACTGCTTTGCGGCTTTGTGGATAACTTTTCCTTCGTTTGAAACTTCTCCCACGTCAAAATCTTTTGCTTCCAATTTCTGACAGGTACGCCGTTCTTGTCTTTCCATTCGCCAACCGTGAAATAGTCATAGAAGTCCTTGGCAACGACATGAAGGCCGCGTTCCATGACGTACTCGTTGACTTCTTCCAACGTCGGCGGGACAAACTTCGCGCGCGCGCTTACATTGTTTACCTGTCTAGGTTTAGGTTCTTGTTTATGTTTATTGTTTAAGATTGCCCCTATGTTCTCGTCGGTTTTTGCACTAGGTTCTCGTCGGTTTTTCGTCGGTTTTTGTACTATGTTTTCGTCGGTTTTTGTACTATTTTTTAGTACCATATCTAGGGGCATTATTTTGTATTTCGTCGGTTGATTTCTTTTTGTTCCACGAACAAAATCAATCAGACCTTTTTGTTTGAGTAAATTCAAAGCCGCGAAAATCGTTTCGCTTCTTCTTATCCCCACAGCTTGCCCTATCCAATAATCAGACTGCGTAAACCATTCCTTCCAACCCGTCCTGTTATTTACATGAAACAAATGATAGTAAATAGCTATCGCGTTTGGTGTCAGGTTTCCTACGCTGATTTCGTCAAAGGCTTTTGACTGTTGAATAAAATCCACTCACTCCACCGCCTCAAAACGGAATATCCGCCCCGTTATCCACCGCCACAAACGGCAAACCGCCCTGTTCTGCCACGCTTTCCTTACTTTTACTCTCAACAAACTCTACACGATCTACCATAATATCCGTCGTATGCCGTTTCGTTCCGTCCTTCGCCTCATAGCTGCCCGTCTGAATCCTGCCCTCTAGTAAAATCCTACGGCCCTTGCCGAAGTAATTGCCAATCAGTTCCGCCGTCCTGTCCCACGCGATGCACGGCAGAAAATCTGCGCCAGCATCCTTCTTCGCCCTATCGCAAGCGACAACGAATTTGCAATAAGTCTTCCCGCCCTGCGTCGTCTTGACTTCCGGGTCACGCACCAACCTACCGCACAAAATCACCTTATTCATAAAATTTCCTCCATATACTTCATATAGTTTTTACCCAAGTCCTCGATCTCGGCCTCTGTCAGCGCCTTCGACGAAGCCTTCTTATATTTCAGCTTGATAATATCCGCGAAATCCTGCGCCTTCGCGCCCTTTGCCGTGCCTTCCTCGAAGATATACCGAAGCGCCGCTGTCTTTGCGTCGTCCTTCGGCGCTGTCTGTCTAGGGGTGTCTTCGCGCCTAATATATTTACTCTCCGCCCGTCCACGGTACACGTCGGCAGCCACACCAAGCATCTTTGCCGCCGTGCCAAGCGCATCTGTAATCGCCATTTTATAGCCCTCGTCGTTTCCGTGAATCCCATTCTTGTCTTTGACAATCAAAAAGTCCCCGCCAAATCCGGGAATAGCATCACTCCACGCATCGCCCTCCTTGACATACAAATTCACGTTTACAAACACCATCAATTCGCCTGTCGGCGGCACGGCCTCGGTAAACGTGTTGACGATCTCAAACTTCCAACCAACGCCGCACAATCCGAACTCGTTTGTCAACGCCTCCCACTTCCATTGTGGGTTTATGTCCGTAAACCCCTTCAACCTGCCGCCCGTAATCGTTTTCATGGCATCAGGCGGAGGGCTTGCCAAGTTTCTGTAATGCTCGTTCATCTTCAAACCTCCTTTGGCGCGAGGCATTACACCCCGCGCCGCCAACCATAGATCAAAACTCGATTACTTCATCTTCTGCCAATTCCACAAAATTTACCTTGACTTCTTCGTGATCGTAAAGGCTAATATTGCGAACGGCAGAAATAGCCTTTTCAGCGTCCTCCGCGTCAACAACGACGTTGCCGTGGAACCGTCCGGCCTCCACCTTGTTACCCTCGACATACTCCACGATGATACCCGAAATCATAACATTATACTTTTTCATTTTGCTGTCCCTCCTAGTTAAAATAATGGAATCTCCATTGATGCAAGCATCTTTTCTTTCGCCGCCTTGTAAAACGGCTTTTCAACCTCGAAACCGTAAGCATTTCGCCCCAATTCCGCCGCCGCCCGTAACGTCGAACCACTTCCCGCACACGGATCAATAACAACGTCGCCCGCGTCGGTAAAAATCTCAATTAGCCGTTTCAGTATCGGCAAGGGCTTTTGTGTCGGGTGAATCTTCGGGACGTTCTTCGCGTCCGTCTGCCACTTCATCCAGTTAAGTACCATCCTCCCTCCGTTGTTAAATTTCGGCAGTTTATCGCGGTATAAAACAAGGGCCATCTCAACCGCCCCGACAATCTTCATGTTTGCCTTTAGTACCTGCGAAGACGAATCCTTGATGAAGTATATCGGATAAGCATTATTGAACCCGTGCTTTTTGCCGTATTCCTGCACTAGCGGAATCTGTTGCCAAGCGCAAAATACAATCATAGCGGGTGCCTTGTTGCGCTCTTTCGGTTCCTTGACTAACAGTTTGCTACAAAAATGGAAAAACTCGGCAATATTAAACTTCCCGTCGTTCTTGAAAAAGCTCTTTCCGGCAAGCTGGCTTTCGCCGTTTTTGTTGTCGCCGTCAACGTACCACACAGGATTCGAGCCGTATGCCGCCTTTCCGAGATTGTACGGAATATCAGAAATGACAAGCTGTGCTTTCGCTGGAATGTTATACACCTTGAAATTTTGGAAATTATCGTTGTATAACTCGCACCGCAATTCCCTTTCTCGCTTCTCCATGCTATTTAATCCTTATGCTTGTATGTTCCTCAAGACGCGCGCCCGGAACCGCCTGCCCCGCTTTCAGCGCCCGCAAAATTCCGTCGCGATCAATTTTCGGGGCCTGCCACTTTTTATAGTCCACGGGAATCGCTTCCTCGTCGAATACGTCAGAACGCTGGCTTTTCCGCCATGTGATCTCAAACTGCGTATCTTTCACGGCCTCGCCGTTCAGATGCTTTTTAAGATAACCCGTCAACCAATCGGCCTTTGCCTCTGCCGCCTGTCGTCTCGCCTTAAAAGCATCTTCCTCGGCCTTGTATGACGCCGCATCGGAACGCAGATTCTTTACCAAGAGGGCAATATTCCGTACCTTCTCGGCCTTCTCCATCCGTAATTCCTCGAAGGCTGCCTCGTCCGTGATCTCGCCCGTTTCCTTGTCAATCAAGTCCTCGATTGCCTTGTCAATCTCGTACAGTTTCGCCATGCCTCAATCCTCTGCGCCGTAGAAGCGGTTAATCGCCTCGTCTTCGGCCCTCTCGTCGTAGCCCTCATTCGCTTCCTCGTAATCGTCCCATTCCCAATCAAGCACCATGCGGTTTTCTACGTCCATCTTTCACCCTCCTCAATCATCCATTTCCTGAAAGTTAAGTATCACTACGCTGTTGTAATCTCTGCTTGCCTCCAAGAAGCCAAGCACCGTGTTAAACCCTGCCTTCGCGTACATATCTGCCTCTGTATCAATCAATGCGTGTTCAAAATCGTATTCGCCGGATTCGTTACATACTACATACGACACAAAGTAATGATTCACCCTTTCGCCTCCCTTCTCGCCGCCGCGCACGCCTCACGATATGCCAGCACTTGCAACATTCCATAAGAAACGTGTAACCTCTGCGCCAGCTTTTCCTTTGCATCCATGCGCCGCTTCGCTTCCTCATGTGCCAGCAGCGCCGCCTCCGCCTCCGCGCGTTTCTTCGCAAGGTACGCTTCGCGGCATTTCGCATCGCAAAACCGCGTGGAGTTAGAGTTAGACGCGACAACCTGCTTGCCGCAGAACTCGCACGTTATCATGCGCCCAATACTGCCGTCCGTCGTCTTCTTCTTCCGCGTCCGGCCTGCCTTTTTGTCCCGCAAATACGCTTCATGCCGCGCCTTCTTTTTCGCTTTGTCCCTACAAACCGGACTGCAATACCGCTGCTGCATCACCATCGGCGTGAACTCTGCGCCGCACCACCCGCACTCACGCATAGAACACCATAAGCGCAAACCAAGACGCCACGCCACAAAGCGCAATCCCGACAAGGCCCGCAAAGTCTTTAAGAATCTCCTTGATCTCCTCGTCGCGCAACCGCTGTGCTGCCCGCCGCGCCTTGAACTCCTGCCATTTCTCTGCCGTCATTTTCTCTCCCCCTCACTTGATGTTTACTGCGATTAAGACAGCCGCGCCTAGCCCCGCTAAAACGCCGCTAAAAAAACCAAGCAGACAAAGCGTTAGAAACACCTTCGCCAGCGCCGTGTCGATTTCTTCACGCAATTCGTCCTCAAGCTCAACCATCATGCCGCCTTCTTCCGCTTCCGTTTCGATACCTTGTCAATGGCCTTGAAAACATCTGCCAACTCCTGCAAATCCTCATACTTTGCGCGGAACTGCGACAACTCCAACATGGCCCGCGCCAACACCGCCCGCCTCGTTTCCTCTTTGGAAAGCGCCGTGCTGATTGCAATAAACCGCCCCTGCTTTTCGCTAACGTCTGCGACATTGACAAACGCCCGCGCCGGCTTCGGAATCTCCGCATCTTCGACGGTAACGACAAGGGCGCGAATCATAAGGCCCGCCTGCTGCAAGCGATACTGTTCTGCGGCCTTTCCATCGTCCCACTCAAAGCAGGGGTGAAGCGGGGATTTTACTCCCCGCGCATCGTCAAGCACGATCTTCGGCGTAATCTCGCCGTGCTTCGCCTGCAATTCCTCAAACCGTTTCCCTGCCACTTCTGCTTTTACGGGCATCCCGTACTTCCACGAATAAACCATTTCTTCAACCTCCTTTAATTTCAACCCGACCACTTATAACCCGCATATCGGTCAGCGGTAAACTTGCCTGCCCCAACAGGCCGCGCCTAGCCCAACCATGCCAGTCCTGACCGTGCCTTGCCTGCCCCGCCGTGCCGTGCCGTGCCTTGCCCCGCCTAGCCTAACCGTGCCTTGCCTTGCCTGCCCCGCCTTGCAGTGCCTTGCCAATCCGCGCCTAGCCAATCCTTGCCATGCCTGCCTAGCCTAGCCTCGCCTTACCAGAACACAACATGCCGCGCCTTGCCTGCCTTGCCATGCCTCGCCGAGCCAAAACCGACCCTACCTTGCCACGCCTGCCATGCCTCGCCTTGCCCAAACGGGCCACACCATGCCACTCCGCGCCTGTCCATACCATGCCTGCCAAGCCAAGCCATGCCGTGCCATACCACACACAACCGGGCCTTGCCCTGCCTGCCGCGTTTATGCTACATGGAACCTTCCATGCCCGCCGTCTTTAGAAGGACGCCACTCTCCAACGCCTACCGCAAACCCACCAAGATTAAACATGTTTGCAATCTGTTCAAGCGAAATGCTCATGGGCGCAAACTCAACCATAATGTCGGCCTCCCACTCCAAGAACTCGCCGCGATACCGCAAGTCTGCCGGAGACGTTATGCCGCCAAGCCGAACCATATCTTCGCGCATCGTCGGCGTCCCTTTGATTTCAACAAGATCGTCGGGGATATGAAACGCGCCCCGCGCCGTCGTCTTTTTGTCGATAGCGCCAAGCTGATACGCCGCGTCAATAGCGCAAGCCTTGAAAGCCGTTGCGGGGAAACCAAACCGTGCGCCTTCAAAGTCCTCCGGCGTCGGCTTTTCCGGCTTTTCAGTCAGCCAATAAAGCGAATCGCAATACTCCTGCCAAGGTACGCGCACCTCGCGCCCCGCCTTTGCTTTTTTCAACTGCTTTTCAAGCATCATGCGCTTTGCCTTTTCACTCCACGCATGAACAATGAGAGAAGAATCACCAACAATGTGAATCGTTGCCATCTGTTTCCCGATAGCAGGAACCATGATACGCGGTTGCATTTCCTCTTTTTTCTTAATTGCCATTTTCTTTTTCCTCCTATGCTTTCTTTTTCTCTGTTTTCTTTAGTACAATGTCCCTTTCGTCAATCCACTTGCCTGTCTGATGGTGGATTTCCACAAGCGCGATGCGCTTCATGAGGCGCTCAATCAACGCCTCGTTTCTCTCCATAGCCTCACCTCCTTTGTCATGCCTGCCTAGCCTTGCCTTGCCATTCCTAGCCCGGCCCTACCACGCCTAGCCTCGCCTGCCACGCCCTACCAAACCGAGATACACCATGCCCCGCCGAACCCTGCCTGCCAAGCCTAGCCTTGCCACGCCCCGCCGTACCTGACCTTGCCGAGCCGCGCCTGCCTCACCCAACCTTGCCTCGCCTCGCCTGCCCCGCCTTGCCCTGCCTAGCCATGTCTCGCCGCGCCCCGCCTTGCCTTGCCTGCCATGAAACTAGAATAAAATTCTAGAGATTATGCAAAAAAAATACGGTCGATCGGTATTTTGTAGGCTTCGGAAATGGCCTTTTGATAACGTGCCTGCACGATGCCCGGATTCTTTTCCCATTTTATCAGGCTGTCTTTGCCAACGCCTATAAGTTTTGCAGCCTCTAGCAGCTTCAGCCCTGCGTTAATTCGCGCCGCTTTCAGACTAATTCTGAAATCTTCCATCGCCGTCCCTCCCTTCGATTATTATTCTACTAGAATTTCTCTCTATTGTCAAGAATATTTTTCTATCTTTTGCAAAATAATTTGCGCGCGCTAGAATCATGCGCTATAATATCGGCAAGGAGGGACAAAGATGGACACTAATACGGACAAGGCGCGCGCTCTTTTCTCCGCGCGGCTTTCATCACTCATTCAAAAGAAAGGGATCCGTCAAAACGAATTAGCCCGCGCCGTCAATGTAAGCGAAAGTTCTGTGGGGAAATGGCTTTTGCAAAAATCAATGCCGCGCATGGGAACAATCCAACGCATAGCAGATTATTTTTGCGTCGGTAAAAGCTATTTGTTAGAAGAAAAATCCAATCTTCATAGCGAACGGTGGGCTTTGCTTCATCTAATAGAAGCCCTGCCGGAAGACAAACTGCCCGAAGCGATAAACTATCTTACCTATTTATCGCAGACAGCAAGCCGCGCCGCCAAAGGCGCATAGGTGGAAAGCCGTCTCCGTGAGATTAACCACACGCCATGACGAAGACGGCCTTCCGCCCCACCTGTTGCAAAACATACAACAACTGCCCCTTTTAACTCCCCTTGTAACTGCCCCCTACAACTGCCACGACAACTGTTTCCTACAACTGCGACAACTGCCGCGACAAGTTTTGGGCATAAAAAAGACGCGGTACGCTTCCACCCGTACCGCGCCAGACGCCACTAGATTTTATTGTACCCTACCTTACCACTAAGAAACACGGCAAGTTTTAACCCATAGGCATCGCCTCGCTTCCGCACACCCTCTGTGTTTATATTATATCATAAGAAGCGAAATGAGAAAAGCGCCGGGGAAAAAGATGGCAAAACCCGGCGCCCAAACAAAAGGAGGTTAAGAAAATGTTCGTAAGTGAATTATACCACAAGCGCGCCGCTTTGTATATACGTGTGTCCACCGCCGAACAAACCCGCAACGGATATAGCCTTGGTGAACAGCGGCACGAATTGGAAGGTTATGCACAGGCGAAACATTATGAGATTGTGGATATTTATGCTGACGAGGGAATCTCCGCACGAAAAGCCATAAGCCGCCGTCACGAATTGCAAAGACTTCTGCGCGACGTAGAGGCGGGACGTGTTGAGATAATCGTCATGAAGTGTCTCGACAGATGGATGAGATCGGTGCGGGACTTTTACGCCGTGCAGAATATCCTCGACAAGCATAATGTCGCCCTTGAATTTTCGCAGGAACCCGACTACAACCAAACCACCACGCAGGGCCGCCTGTCTCTCAATATCCGTCTCACGCTGGCGCAACATGAAGCAGACCAAACAAGCGACCGCTTGCGATATGTGTTCGCTGGCATGAGGCGCGACAGACGCATCACCACAGGGCGCGTCCCTTTCGGCTATCGCATAGAAAACAAGCGCGTCGTCGTTGAACCGCAGGAGGCGGAAGCGGTACGCTATGCCTTTTCAGAGGTCATGCGCGGGCGTTCTGCGTATTCCCTCGTCAATGATATATATGACACTTTCGGAAGGGAGATAAAATATACCACGCTGCTGTGGATATTGAAAAATAAATCCTACACGGGAACGATGCAGGGCGTTGAGGCGCTTGCTCCCGCTATCATATCCGAAGAAGACTTTGCCAAAGTGCAAAGCGTACTCGCCCGCCATCCGCGCCGCAAGGATTCGTCCCGCGTCTATCTGTTCTCCGGCTTGATTATTTGCCCCGTTTGCGGGCGGCGGCTTTCCGTCCATCGTTCAAACTGCGGCAAGGAAAAGGCAACGTATTATCAATGCGAGAACCACTACCGCGCAACGAGAAAAGGAACCGCCTGCCCGTACACATATAGCATCCGAGAAGAACGTGTCGAATCGTTCTTAGTCAATAACGTCGCGGCCTTGATAGCTGATACCGTGCGGGAAACCGCGTCAACAAAGCGAAAAACAGCAAATGCCTCTCAAACGCTTTCTAAGGTGGCTAGAAGCCTCGAAAGGTTGAACGAGATATATGTCATGGGAAACATCGGAAAAGAGGCGTACAAGGCCCGCTATAAAGCCCTTAAAAAACAGGAGAGGATTTTGCTGGCAGAAACTATCCCACACAAAATAAAAATCCCTGCCATCTTGCGCGGCGATCAGTTCCCGTTCATCTATGAGACGTGGAATAGGGAAGAACGCCGTGCCTTTTGGCAGGGACTAATTCAACGTATTGAATTTAAGACAGCCGCGCCAACTCCGCGCGATATGCCGCTGGACTTGCGCGTTATATTTTTTTGACTAAGGGCATCTTTAATTTGCAAAAGCCGTCGGGTATTTGTAAATTAAAGCACATCACCCCCAAAGACAAAAACGGGCAGGATTTTCCCTGCCCGTTCATTATACATACCTTTATCCTATTTTGCAACCGCAACGCCGCCGATAATCACCGTGAGAATTTGCCAAAGCAGCCGTTGCCTCTCTAGCTGATTCTCACGTTTCCGATGCTCGGCCTCGGACGCTTTCAAGGATTCGCTTGCAATCTGCAAGTCTCGATTCGCTATCTGCAACGATAGACGCGCACTCTCCGCTTCGTTCTTGGCTTTCTCTAACTGCGCTTTCAGCATCGTCAACTCGTTTTTCGATTGTGCCAATGCGTCCAACGCTACTGTCAAGCTCTCGTCCGACGTTGACAATATGGCTTTCAGCGTTTCGTTGTTCGTCTCTAGCGCGCTCAAGTGCTGTTCCAACGTCGCTAGTTCCTCCGCCGTTATCGTGTACGTCGTCGCCGCCGAACACAAGCCAACAGACCCCACAAAGGGCAATAAGAAACAAACCATAAGCGAGATAGCGCACAACTTTGTTTTGCGTTTCAAAGTCCACACGTTTACGCCTCCCTTACGCCTTCGGCGGGATTTCATAGCTATACTCATACGGCTCATGCATACCGAAATACGCCGTGTCGGTTGCCTCGTCGTACCGATAAAAGCCATCACCGAACGAACGGCTCAACGCCTCATTGATACATTTCGCCTCCGTCGCTATGCGCTGGACGTTGCGTTTCTCGCTGTCACTCAAAGGAGTATTTGCTTTAACAATCATGTTTACACCCCCGACAAAAAGTCCGTTACGCCTCGCGCGATCGCGCGCGCAAAATCGTCTTGGTTGTCTCTTAACAGCAAACCGTCGCGGTCTTCGTCAATGAACGCCATTTCGACAAGCACGGCAGGCATTTCGGACTTGCTAAGAACCGTAAACCCGCTTTCCTTAACGCCGCGATCTTTGACGGGAAGGGAAGACACAATCTGATTGTTAATACACTCTGCCAGTCTGTACCCTTCTTTGTCGCCCGGATAGGTATGCGTCTCTGTACCGCGCGCGGATTCGTTGAAAGCGTTACAATGAATGCTGACGAAGTAATCAGCGCCCCATGCGTTTGCCTTCCGCGCAATCTCCGAGGGCCACTCGTCTTGCAAGACGCGCACTTCGCAGCCAGCCGCATCAAGGTACTCCGCGACAAGCTTACCGACAGCCGCCGCGATACGGTTTTCATACAAGCCAAGCCGTTTGTTTGTTGCGCCGCAGTCGTAGTCGGACGTACCCGCCAGCGTTTCAGGGTCGTGACCGGGGTTAATAAAGATTTTTGCCATAGTTTTCCCTCCTTATTTAATAAGATTCTTCCTATTCTCGACAAGCTCATGCAGTTTTGCGGCTTCTTCCACGCCCGCGTCCTGCAAGTTTTCTAGTATCGAGATCATTTCCGTTGCGGAAAGATAGCCGACGCAAAGCGCTACCGCCCATGTCGGATTCTTCATTGACGACATCATGGTATCGACTAGCCCGCCAGCCAGCACGATAAACAGATAGACAAGGATTTTGCCAAGGAACCTGTCTTTCATGACGGTTGACTTAATGTAGCCAGCCTTTCGCGCTGCCGGAATGTTTTTTACGGCCTGCCACAAAGTAGGCAGATTCTTTTTTCTGCGCTTCGCCAAGTGAGAGTAAGATAAAGCCACCCACTTTGTTGCCAAGTCCAAAAACACAAGGCCAACAAAGGCAAGCAAAAGCTGTGCGTGCATGGAAAACGCAGCGCCGATTACCGCAGCGCACACGCCCTTGATTGCCCAATGCTGCCCTAGATTATGCGTTGATTGTTGCGCGCTCTGAAACAACTCTGAAACGCCCATTTATCACGCCCCCAAGAAAAATATTATAACCTCGCCAAGTATCGCGCCCACCGCATCAGCCAGCAAGTCCCGCCAGTCGGCGTCATGCTTGTCCGGGTGCCGCGAATCATAAGCCTCTTTCCCGCCGCCAACAAGGACGACGTTTAACG